CACCAAAGAATACGTTATAACAACCAGAAGACCCATCAAGATTACATCCAGAACAAGTATTAGATGCGAATAAGTTTACGTCAGCATCAGCACTGAATCCACCAGCACTGATACCAGTTAAGTTGGAACCATCACCATAAAGTTGATAGGCAGATAGAATACCAACTGATAACTTCTTAGTATTTCCTGAAGTTACTGCAGCATTTGGATTTGTAGTTCCGATACCAACGTTAAAGTCGGAGTTACCAGTAATCCAATTAGTAGATCCACTACCAACTACAAGTTGATCACTAGCTGTCAAAGATGGAAGACATACATTCCTTCCAATCGCTACGTTGTTACTTCCAGTGATGTTTCCAGTATAACTACCAGCAAAAACACCAAACATGATATTATAACAACCTGCGGTCACACATTTTCCTGCATAACATCCAACAAAGGTATGACCCTTCACATGTGCTGAAGCACCCATACTTCTACCAGTGCCCTTACCAATTAACGTATTTCCTTGACCAGTATACCCAAATTTACCAATTTGACATCCTGCCATCGAACCAAGAATAGTGTTATGACTGCCACCTGTTGTACGGTTCCCTGCATAGTCACCAATGAAAATATTACGATCACCAGATGTAATTGATTGTCCTGCACAACATCCTATTGCAATATTCCTAGATCCAGTTACTGTTCCGTATCCCATCGCAACATTTCCTATGGCAATATTATCAGATCCAGTGGTTGAATTAGTACCTGCTTTTTGACCAAGATAGATATTATTATCACCAGAACTTATATCGCATCCTGCTTGTTTTCCGATTACTATATTATCATCACCAGTATCTAAATTATAAGCAGCTTCTTGACCCATAATAATATTATTACAGTGTTCCCCAGTGCCACCAGAAGCAATAGAATTACCAAAGAAAATATTGTGACAACCAGTTGTCATGGTAGTACCATTATTATTACCAAGCGTAATATTGTAACTTGCAGTGGTCATCAGGCACCCTGATCTCTGACCAAATAAGAAGTTATAAGCACCGGTGGTTATAGACTTACCAGTGTGGCATCCCATTAAAATGCTATGACCATATCCTCCGCATAATGCTAGACCTGCATTACAACCAATCATAATGTTGAAACAGGTATCAGCATCTTTAGCTGCTCCAGCATTTGTTCCTGCAACTAAGTTTCCTTGATCGTCTTGTGAGAATCCACCAGCAGAGATACCAGTTAGATTAGAACCATCACCATAGAACTTAGTTGCACTAATTATACCAGTTGCCTGATACATTGTGATGGCAGCACCAACATTAACATCACTACTAAATGTGGATTCTGTAGTGCCACTATCAATTTTAAAAAGTTGACTTCCACTACTCTTTACTATGAAATCACTAGTGTTACTTCCATTTTGATTGAGGTGCATGAATATGTTATCACCTGCGTTCACTCCTATTTCTAATCCATCACTCTCAGGTATAAGTGATCCTTTTGTGGTTCCACCTAATTGAATGTTTATAGCAGCATTTGAAGTATCACTATTAACATTAATTGCATTAGAATTAGCGGAGAATGTAGAAATACCTGTTACAGTTAATCCACCACCTACAATATGGACACCATTTCTTGCTGTTATTAATCCTACCGAGTCTATATTTGTTACATCCTCATACGTAAGTGTGCCAGCAATTGAAACAGTTGTTGCACTTAATGTTGTGATAGTACCTATACCAGTTACATTTAACGAAGTCAAACTGGCAGGAAGAACTCCTTCGGGTAAACTGCCATTGTTAACATTAGATGCATTAATATTCTGAAGATTACTACCATCACCATAATATTCCACTGCAGGTGCGCCAGGTAACGCAGTGATAATTCCAACTGATGTTATTCCCGAATTGATTATATTCTTGAAAGAAGATATTCCAGTTACATTAATGTCATTAGAAAATGTAGATACTCCAGATACATTTAATTGATTAAAGAATGAACCTCCTGTTGTGCTTATACCAACAACACTGCCTCCACCTCCACCAGAAACAGTTTCAAAAACAAAATTCTTACCAGCTGGTTGTGATGTATCTACCTTAAGAAATTTACCATCATATTCACTTAAATTTGTGGCAACACCAACAATATCGTCAAGATATTGTAACCTCGTTTCTCCACCACCACCTAATGTGGATAATTGAGTTTGTATACGGCCTAAAAATAATCTATAATGTTGTTGAAGTTGATCTAATGTAACATAGTTCTGATCTAAAGGTGTTAATGGATCAGATGTTTTTGTAGACGGTAGTGTTTCTTCAATTAAAGTTTCATTTATTTTACTTTCTTCCTTTAATTTTTCATATACTTCTTCAAGATGTTTTATCTTAGTTGAGAGTACAAAATTTTCTTTTTCAAGTTCTGGAACATTTAATTTTTTAATTGTATTTTTAATATTATTTTCAATTTCTAAAAAATATTCATTTTGTTCTTTTAGATTATTTTCTCCTCTAACTAATTCAATTTCTAAATTAGTTACCTTTTCATTCAAATCCTTCTGTAAATTTTTATTTACTTTTAATTCTTCAATAACTTTTTTCTTTAATTTTTGTATTTCATTTACTTTTACTTTAAGTGTATTTGATATATTTTTACTATCATCATCAATATTTTTTATATGATTTTCTAAATTACTTACAGCTTCATTTAAATTCTTTTCTGAATTGTTTGATATTTCAAATTGTTTTTTATCAACATCATCAGATAATTCATTAATGATATTATTAAACTCTTCTTTAAATTCATCAAATTTTTGGTCTGTTTTAACCTCAACGTCAACAATATTTTTTTTATATTTTGGAATATCAACTTCTACAAACTCATTTACAATCTCAGTTACATTTGAAACTTTTGATCTTATTTCATCTAGTGTATTAGAATTTATACTTTTAACATTGCTTTGTAAATTTTCAATACTTTCTTCTAACAAAAAGACATAAGAAAGCATTGCATTATCTAAATCTTCTTTCTTAAGAAAATTTTGCAATTCTTTTTTTAAATCATTAACTACCTCAATAGTTTCTGTTATTTTTTCAAATTTAGACAGATTTTCCTTAAAGGTGTTAAATGACTCCGAATAAGAATTCAGATCAGGATTACCCACCATATTTTTAATATTATTACTTTCTCTCTTGAAGTAATCTGAAGGTTTCTTAAGACCCATTATTTAAGATTTATCATTAGTAGTATTATTATTTAGAAGACCATTTTTGAGGAGTTTTGAAAGTTCAGCAGTTGATCCTACAAATAATGAATTATTAGTCACGGTATTTGCTGTTTTTTGATTGTCTTCTTCAACCTCTTTGAGTTTTTTCTGCAAATCCATTAATTTATCTGTGCTATCTGCAACAGATTTTATTAATTGTCCTGCAACTTCATAAGCTCTTGGACTTGCACTTTCACCAGCTAGTTCCATTATACCATTAATTGCCTCTTGCCCCTTTTCTATTAAAGAATATAACTGACCTCTAGTGTAATTATAATCCTTTTCAACATCGTTAACCTTAGTTATCGCATCTTTAGATATAGATTTTTCCTCAGGAGCAGTAATAGCCTCTACTTCAATAGATTCTGTGTTAAACGTGTCATTTAATGAGTCGAATGAGTCCTTCATGGTTCATTATATATCTTTTTGTTGAGTTGGACTGTATGATTTAGAATCACTAAAGAATGCAGTGGTTTCACTAAATCCAAAATCGTCATCAGGACCAGCATCAGCAGGTTTTGGTGTAACAGTATATCTAACTTCACGTTTTGCATTTTTAACATCAGTGTTTGTACTATAATCAACTTGAACTTTTTTGATTAATCCATCAGTAGTATTAGCAACAGGTCCGAATAGATAAGTTTTTGCAGTAAAACTCAAAGTATATATTAATGCTCTACGAGTTGAAAAATCACCTTCATAATCATCTTGAAAATTAATTGAGTCTAAAACTATTGGTATATCTCTTTTTTCTCCTATTTCTTTTACCAAATCTACTGTAAGATTAAATGATGGTTGAAAATAAGGTAAGATTTGCTCAACAATTTGTAAAGCATCATCATTCAATTTTGTTAAAATATTTAATTCAAATCCTATATTGTAAGGAACAGGCATAAAAACTTTTTTTAAATTTGTTCCATCCGAAGCTTTAAATGTTTGAGTGACACCAACTTTTCTTGTTGAATCATAAGAAACATTATTCATTTCAAATGACATTCTAGGTAATGTAATTTGAACTGGTTTATTTAAATCTGCTTGTTGCTCTAATCTTGCAAGAAATTTTTGTGATGGTCCATATGCTAGTGGAACTTTTATCTCACTGTATGTATTTCCAGCACTATCATCATGTCTAATATTAATAGAGTTAAATAATGTTCCAAATGAAACAATAGTTTTTCTAATAATTTCGTGGTAGTAATACGTTCCTAACATTAAAATGTACCAAATGGATTGCCTTCTGAAAAGTCAATGATATCATCTGCTTCTGTTTCGATTTCATCACTTTTATCATATTTATCTACAAATTCAGCTGATTCTACAAAATCAACTGTAAATCTAGCTCCTGAAGTGCTACCGACTGCCACGTCTCCAGATTTAAATGTTTTGTCAGTAACACCCAATTTTAACACATTTTGTACAGAATCCCATGATTTAACTCTACCTTGAGCACCAGATATAGTTCCTGTAACGAGTTCATTAAATTTATAAGTTCCTATTCCAGTGATTACAGGTGGTGGAGTTACTGTTGCGACACCTGTACCACTCGTATATCCGATTCCTGCGTCTGAAATTAGAATAGAGGTTACAAAACCAGCAGCATTTACTTTGGCAACACCAGATGCCGTACCGACACCAGATGATGGAGTGGTAAATGTGAGAGTAGGATCAATTGCATATCCACTACCACTTGATGCTATACTTACAGTTCCAATACCTGCAGAATTTGTAACTAAGTATGCAGTGGCAGCAGCACCCACTCCATATGTGGTTGAACCAACTCCTATAACAGTTGATGCAGCACTAACGATAGTAACTGTTGGTGTAACTGTATATCCTGCACCAGGATTTGTTAATAGTATTTGTTTAACTGAAAATACATTATTAACACTAGTTGTTATAGCAACAGCTGTTGCATCTATTCCACCAACTGGTGCAGTGGATATTGAAACATTTGGTGTTCTTGTATATCCAGATCCATCATCATTTAGAATTATTTTACGTACATATCCTGAAGTAGTGGTTACTCCTAAAGTTGCAGTAGATCCAATGGATATTAATTGTAGTGATGTAATATATCCTTGATTAACTAATTGCGTATCAATAGATTGTGTAGTAGTATTAAGTTGATTCCAACCACCCATTTCATCTTCCAACTCGAATAGTTCACATTTTAACTGATAGACATAATTTTTACCTAGTTGATAAAATGGTTCTTCATGTTCTACAAACTTTATTTCAAAAATTCTTTGTCCTAGTGGAAAATAAATTAAATCACCTTCTCTTGGCCTAGTTGATACTTCTATTTCATCAGCCGGTAATGAACCTAAAAATGGAGCTATAAAATCTTCAAATCTTTCTTTTGATATAGTAACTGTTAATTCATCCTTTAAACTCATTCCAAATTTTGTCATTACATCACCAGCACCTCCGTATCCATCAAAGGTATTAACGTAAGCTTCAATTGAAAAAGTATCATTAAATGTTGATGATTGAATCTCAGTTAGTATTGCATCTTTTTTTATTATTTTACGAGGTAAATATATTACATCTACGCCATAAATTTTTAACTGTTCATTGATTAACTCTTGAACAAGTCTCTGCTCACTTTGTGATCCTTGTAGAAAAAAGGGATTTAGTGCCATACATCTTACCCAATAAAATCAAGAGGTGGTAACTCATACTCTAGAGTCATCCTTTCTCTGATGCTTGTCAATTCTCTTTCGGCATCTTCATATATTTCTCTTCCATTCAATTCTATACCACCAGGAAGTTTAACTCCTTTAAATTTAATTAAATTTTGTCCCCATTGCCTTTTTAAAAGTGCTGTAAGATACATTTTTAAAAATGGATCGTCAAAAACTTTTGAAAATTCTTCTGGATCTAAAGCTCTATGACAATCTATAATTAAATAATTATCAAGTTCCTGTGCTTTCCAATCAATATCCAAATATAATCTATTTTGTCTTCTATTAAATCTAATTTGTTTATCTGTTGTTAAGAGAAAATCTATATCTTCAAGATACGATTTTGTCATTGAATATTGTAATAAGTCAACAGAATTAAAACGATATAAATCATTTAAAAATAATTGATACTTTATACTAAACATTCCACCTGATATAGTGCTGCTGTCAAATTTAAACACTTTTTCAATACCTATAACAGAATCTGGAACTTGTATAAAATTTGAAGTTTCATAAAAATTAGAAGTCATGGTTCCCATACCACTGACGTTTGTAGATGTACCTGTAGTCGTTACAATACCAACTCCATCTGTACCACTTGCCCTTCCTCTATCTAAATCATCTTGTGTTATCTTGTATTTTAAATACATTCTTTCAATACCGTCAAAATGCCTATTATTAAATAACTGAATTGCATCATCAACTGAATCACCGATTTGATCATCATCAAGATTTATCTCTAAAACAGGTGCTCCTAACTTTCTAAGACAATAATCAATTAATTCTTGACGGGTACTTGGTTTGGCCATCAGAAAGCACCTCCATCAAGATCCGCAACATCACCAGTAAATGTTACTACACCCGACACTCCTGTTATTATACCTGCTTGTATTTTAAATCCACCTACTGTTGCTATTCCAGTTACATTAAGTGCAGTCAAATCCCCAACAACAGATCCTGTAACACCTGTTAATTTACTTCCATCACCATAGTATGTAACTATTCCTACACCACTTGTTGCTGTTATGAATCCAGTTTGTATTTCAACTCCACCAAGAGTAGAGATACCTGTTACAAGTAACTGTGATACAGAAGCAATTCCTCCGATTACATTTTTTGTAGATTTTGTGCTAGATGTGGTTAAAACCTTGATTGCGTCTGATTGACCAATTCTAATGTTAAGATCTGACATTATTGTGTTACACCCTCCCTGACTAAAGCAGAACCTTCAACGACTCGTGTTTTTATATCACCTGTCGTAACGACAATATCATATACGTATCTGCCTGGTTTAATAGCAGCTGTTGTTGTTGCAGCAAGAGCAACATTGATGAGACCATTATCAGAATCTACAATTACAGACTCAAAGTCTGTTGATGTAGAACTAGCAGAGTGTTTTCTTAACTGTGCAGCTATAGTGTATCCAGATAAATTAAATGGCGCATTATCCTCAGTAGATCCTAAGTCAAAACTTTGACTAAAAGTTGATCCTGCGTTAATAATTAAGTTTGAGACATATACTGCTGACATCTGTTTAAAGTGATCCTAATTAATATTTAGGTCTTGTTAAGGTTTTTAATTAATAAAGAAAGTGATTCTTTAATTTCTTCAATATCATTTTTCATTTTATTCATTTCATCCTCTTTGTTTTTTTGAGTTTTTATCAATTTAACATGTTGCTCATATCCAAGGTCATCATAATTTATGATGGCTCCTGTAGATTCATCTCTGTAGAGATTTGAGTGTCCTTGAACTTTCATCATTTGACTGCAATAGTCCTCAACTCTTTCAACCTTGGATATTCTGATTGATTTGAACTAAACATAACAATTTTCACAGCATATCCAATAAACTCATCCAAATTATCTGCAGTAAATTGATATTCTCTATATTCATTGTTAGCACTTGTAGGCACAAACGAATCTGGTCTACCATCATTTTTTACTGAATCTACAACTAAATCTCCAAATCCATCATCAGGATCAACTCCTACCAAATTTTTATAACCAGGAAATAATTCAAAAGATTGTGGTGTATTATCAGAGTCTTTTTTAATCAGACTGTACAATACTCTAAAATCAGATGATGGAGGTCTGTATCCAGTTACAAATACTTTTAATGAGGTCGCAGGTTTATTTAATGTTATTGTGTTTGTCACATATGTGGCACTATGAGGATCATCATTAATTGAATTTACCAAACTATTACTGCTATAATTTTCAGATCCAATTGGATTATTGATTCTATGTGAGATAAATTCAACTTCACAAGGTTTGGACATATCTATCGCTGGAGATAAATTTTCATTATTTGAAGAAAAGTTCATTAATAATGTAAAAGATTTACTTCTTGGTAAAGAAGTCAAATATGCATTTTCATTTAATTTAGATGCAACTATTCTTGCTCCGTTTAAAGAGTTGTATGTGTTAAGTTGAATAGGTTCATAACCTTTATCAACAAATGAAATCTCACTTCCTCCAACACTTGTTCCAGATACAGTTCTGGTTGAAGATTCGATTCTTGTTGCTGCACCATCAACACCAACAGGAGTTAAAGTATCGAAAATTGGAACTAGAGAATCAAAAGCAATATTTTGTGTTGATTTGACTTCAGATCCACCAGAAGATGCGTTTGAAGTGAATGATAACTGAGGAGCACCTGTGAAACTTAAAGGATCGGTAGATCGACTTGCACCATTTTCTACTCTATCTATTTCTACAAAATAACTATCCAAGTCACCTTCTATACTACTAGGTGATAAATTATCTCTTACAATCCTTCTAAGAGAAACACCATTTAATTCATACTTTGATACTAGTGATCCTACATCATGTTTTGGAATAATATTTGTGTTATCAATACCTCTTCCATTTGAACCTGATGCTATTTTAAGAACACCAATATCAATTGCATTATATCCTATTATTTCATTATTTATTTTGACATATCCTGTATTCGCAGCTCCGACTGGGAATCCTTCAAAATTTACAAAGTTTGTTGTGTTTGCAACACTTATATTAGTTAATTCTGTGTTTAAAAGATTACTTGTTAACTCTGTAGGAATAACATCACCAGTAACATCAGAAATACTTAATTTATTAGTGCTTGAGTGCATCGCATGATCAAGTGCTTTAACTTTAAACACTTTACCAGAATTTTTCCCTGTTTCATTAAATACAGAAGTTACAATTGTAGTGGATGCAAGACTAACTATATCACCAGAATCATTAAAGAAACTAACTGCGGATCCAACTGAAAATGAATTCTGATCTCCCTGTACATCTGTAAGGTAAATAGTATCAATTTTAAGTTGATTACCAGAACCAACTGTAAACTCTGCACCAGTACCTGTTGCTACTCCAGCAGATCCTCCAACAGTTGAAGTTACAATTCCTATCTTATCACCTATTCTGTACCCTTGTCCTATACCACCAGCAATTGCTCCTGTTATGACTGTGCCGCTATCAATAACACCATCAGTTGCTGATATATTTAATTTTAATCCAGAACCTTTACCAGTTATTGTAAAAGTTTCTACAAAAGTATCAGTCACATAATTTGTTCCTCCATTTGTTAAAATAAGACAATCTGCATTAGTACCTACTGATTGACCAACACCAGTTATTGTAGCAGTAGTAGCTGAATTTCTTCCACATATTTTTCTTCCTTCTGTCAGAATACCAACTAAAGGTGATCCACCAGTAATTGTAGTAATTCCGATAGTTCCTGTTTTTGGAAAAGTTTCGATTGGATTTGGTACTAAGTTTGGAACGTATCCATTACTAAAATCTAAATCAGGATTTGTAAGGAACAAAGATCCACTCTGAACAAATTTTGCTTTGTATAATTTAAATGTCAAATCTTGTTCATTATCTTCAGACCAAAGTGCACCATTCTGTGATTTAAATAATGCCCCATTTGCATATTGTTTGGAATATTGTAATGAAGAACCACCAGATGCACCAGGTATTGATTGGGCATTGACAGCAGTTTCACCGTGAACTCCAGTGTGAACTGTATACTTTTTAGATGATGGAGCTAATAGAACAATCGCATATGATTTACCTGGTGCCAAATAAACAGGTTCTGAGAATGTAAATTTAGTTCCTGCTGATGCATCATCAGATGTTAATATATTAGGTGTAACTGCTCCATTTAAAACATTAACAGGTGTTAATGTTTTTGAAGCTAAAACAGTTCTTGATGGTCTTGCTCCTTGAGTTGTTTCTCTTAACTGTAAAGTTATTTCTCTTTCTTCATCTATAGTTCTGAAGAATACTTCAACTGCAGTAATAAACGCACCATTTTGATCTTCACTAGTATTAACTGCAGTAACCTCAACATCACTACCACTTCCTACCACAAATGTCTGTGCTAAAGGATCATAGTACTCAGCTACAACCGTAACTCTATCCTGATTAATTAAACTTATATCAGTATCAATATCTGCTTCAAATTGATTGTCAATATTTAAATTGACTGTATTTACAGTTGTAATAACATCATTTTGCCATCTTTCAACAGTTCCAGTTGCAGTATAAGGTATTTCTGTTGCATAAACATCTGGATCAACACCAGGAATAAAATCACTATTTAATGGACTAGATGTTATTTTTAGAGTTTTGGTTCCTGTATCAATACGAATTGGTGGTCTAGGATTAGTATATGGGTTTCTAATAAAGAATGATCCGATTAAATCTCCAAAGTTATCACTTACCAACTTTACATCCTTTACAAATGCCACTGCATTTGATTCTTGTCCTTCCAGTCTAAAGTTTTTACCCAAATATCCATAATAGCTACCTTGAGCCTCTTCACTTAAAGATCTAGTATCTACGTTAATTACAGTTGATGTTTGTGAATAATTTTGTGGTAATGCAATTCCAGATTCGGCATATGGATCAAATTGATATGATTGTGTTGGATTATTATATTCACCTTCTTTATGATCAGGTTGACATGCCCTGAAAATCATTGTAGGTGTTTGATTATTATTTGTTGTGTCATATACATTTACTTTTTCACCAATGATGAAAGTTCCTTGTGATCCGTTTGTTTCACCATTTATGTTTGGAGTTATCTCAACTAACTTAGGAATAAAATCAATAGCTTGACCATCTAAGAACACATAAAATCTTTTCCCTGATGGAAAATTACTTACAGAAAATTCTGTATTTCTTGATCTCATAAAATCATCACTATCTGATGACTCTCTTTGATTTCTGACAGTGACATCTGCATTATTAAAAGTAGTGCTTCCACTTGCATTTCCTGTTAATGATAAATTACCAGTTATTGTATTTTCACCTGTGATATCACCTAAATTTGTTGTTATAACATCACCATTTCCAACTCCTAGTTGACCTCCTTGTCCAGGAGTGAGTCTCCTAGTTTCAGTAATTTCATTAAAATTAGTCATTGAACCTTGCAGGTCAGCACTAACATTAGTATTCATGGTAATTGTGCGATCAATAGATCGACCAATTTGAGTTACATGATTATCATCTAGTTGAATTAATCTTGTCCACATATCCGTTGTTGGATTAAGTGAAATTTCACCTCTATATGTTGGTATTAGAAATGGGTTTACATTTTCAGTGCTTGTTGCAAATACTTGATCTATCCATCCCACTTCTTCATAATCTAATGTAATTAAGTTTCCAGTTTTTCTTACATTCGAATCAAATAATTCATAATCTATTGATAAATCAAGACTTGAACTTGTTTCTGCTACTTTTCCAAGTGGTAATAGTTTAAGAGTATTTCTTGATCTAATTGGTATAATTTCGTTAGATTTCGTATCTACTTCAATAGAGGAAAGTGATTTATTAACTCTATCATAATTTCTAAATGGATCTACAAAAAATCCACTTTTAAATCTATTCCTACCTTCAGAATCTAATATCTGTAAAGATTGTACATTTGTTTCTAATAATGATAATGATGTTACCTCTTCTAAGTTTGAAACTCTATCCTCTATGAATCCAATATCCTTCATTCGATATCTTTTATTTTCAGTGATAATAATCGAAGCATTCTGGGGATCATAAAGATAAGGTGGTAAAGCTATTGTTGCCAACTTCATCAAACGATCATTTCTAACTGGTGGTTTTGGATCAATAGATGAAACACCTTTATCATACACAAATTGACCCCTTTCACTTAAATATAAACAATCAGTTCTTGGTAAATAATAATTATATCCAAGTAAAGTACTTTCATTTGGTGTAATGAATTGTATTATTGCAGAATCAAAATTTCTAGATCCAAAATCAAATGGTGATTTAGCATTCGTTGAGGTATCATACACAGACACTCTTGGTCTAAAATCAATTGTATCAGAAGCTCTTATTCCTGAAGAACCTATATTAGGTATGTCATAGGTATATCTTTCTTTATCATAACTAAAAACTGTGAAAACATCTCCGGTATCATCTACGGGAACTGAATAATAATCAAATATGATTAATAAACGTCTTGTTGGTTCAGAAACTCCTTTTTTTCTTACGATTCTTGAATAATCATAATAATCATCTCTTTGACCCTTATCTAAGTTATAAGAAAATGTAAGGTCTTTAAATTTACCAACATTTACTATAGTATTTACTTTTGTTTTAATATCGGATTCATCAAATGTGACTTCATCTTCAGATGAAAATCTATCACTTGTGAGATAAACTATTCCTAATTGGTTAGTTGCTGGTTTAGAAATAATCCTAGCAACCGCATTACCACCAATTATATTTTCACCAATTATAGCGTTATTACTAACATCTGCAGTATCACTAAAACTTATAGTATCTACCACAGGATCATTATCATCTAACGATTCATAAATTGCAATGACCGCAGAGACATCAGGATAATTTAATGATATTTCATCATCTTGAACTCTCAAACCAAATCTTTTATCGGGTGTTAATCCATTTGATGATGCACCAAATGGTGAATTTTTTGTAAATCTTACATTATATGATTGACTCTTATTAAACGTTTTTATTTTACTTTTTATTTCATTCTTCTTAAGAGTGGAACTAAAAATAACATCATCATTAGTTAATCCATTAATTGTTAATGATGATCCATCTCCACCTAAACTAAAATTTTGCTCTGATATGCCTTGAATCGTACCATCATCATTATGTATTGAATACCTTTCTTGATCAAAACTCTCAAAAGTAGTATTAACTATACCAGAGTCAGTGGCATTTACATTTAATTGATTACCAGTTATTGATTTTCCTGTAATTTGTTTAGTAACTGTTAATCTAGAATTTGATATATCAATAGACTCAACATTTAAATTATTAAGTGGAGCATAAAGATTTCCACTTCCTCTTAGATTTGGAGCTCCTGCAAATAATGAAACTTGTACATTATTAAGTGGAATTGAACCATCAAAAACACCAGATACACTTGATAAAGATTCTATTATAACTGATAATCCATCAGATGCAATTTCTTTTACTTTATTAAATATTTCAGTGCTACTTCCAATTCTGTTATATCTTACAATACTACCTTTTCTTAATCCTAAAAATGAATCTCCTCCAGCAGTAATTGTTGAAACACCACCGCTACTATTAGATATATCAACAATATTAATACCATTTGGAATTCTAAATCTTTCAAGAAATGAATCAGCTCTGAAACCATCTCCACCAATATTTGGATAACCTGTTGAAGTTGGTTGAGTTAATGATTTTATATTTTGAACATTTGATGCAGTAACTAAACCTACAGTTCTTGATAAATCAATACCATTTACAGTTAATTCTTCTCCTGTTGCAAAAGTTCCTGATGTTTGACCAAGAGTAACTATTCCAACATTTCCAGTTTGGTGATAAGGTCTAATAAATCCAGAAGCATTTGAATTTTTACCTTTAATAAAAGATCCCTCTGGAATATTTAAATTATCAATTTGAGTATTTAATAATAATGTTGAAAAAGTTTGCACATCAAATAATCTTAGATCCCATCTTGTGGTGGTACCAGAATATGCAGAATCCTCTAAATTAAAACCATAAACTCTTGCACTACCAATTAAATCACCTGTGCCATTAAAATTATTAAACAATTTAACCACTGATCCTTGTTTTGGCACACCTCTAACATTGTTCACTTTGAGGACATTACCCATATTAAAATCTATACTAGCTTCACTTTTTATTCCTACATCTCTTGGTTTTTCTACGTCTAAAATATTTGTTCCCTGTTTGTTTATCCTAAATCCTCTAACGTAAGAAAGACCTGGTGATATTTTTACGCTCATTAAATCCTTAGAAGGTGTATTTCCACTTTGTGTGGTATCACCCTCAAAATATAAACCATTATTACCTAAATTATTATTTAAAGAATTATGTACTGTTACTTTAAATGGTTTCACAGAATAATTTCCAGACTCTTCAAATGTTCGATCTGCAAGTACCTTTCCTAATTCATTTAAAACACTAGTCTCATCAATTTTTTTTATTTTTCCATTTTCTACCTGTAAAACTTCAAGAAAATCTGTATCACTTTTATCAGTTAATGCTTTTTTTATTAGTGTTAAGGTAATTTTTAACCTATCCGCACCTGGTGCAGCAAAATTAGTAAATCCAGATGCATTATCATAAAGTGAGGAATCATCTTTTGCATCGACTATAGTTTCATTTATTTGTAAACCTATTCTGTATGATGGTTTATTGGTAAAATAATCTAATATAATGGTTTGTTGTAAAACGTCAACAAAATAACCACGTATAAAATATACACCCTTTTCAATACTTGCAATTGATCCAAAAGATGTTGAATCACTAGAAATTAAAGATACAAAAGGAGTATTAGCGTTTATTGTTGTGTTACCATAAATTATATTTTCAGAACATATTAACGATTCTCCATCAATAAATGTTGTTATCGATTCATCTCCAAAGTTAAAAGGTGTAATATAAAGAATGATATCATCTACAGGATCTGTTGATGGTTTTGCTATAAATTTTATTTCTCCACCTATTTTTGATTCTTGACCTGTTACTTTTTTGCCTAAAAAATTATCAATATAAACTGATACATCAACTCCCAAATTAGATGGATTAACTTTAAGTGCAAGAATATTATCTTCGAAAGAAGGATCACCAGGAATAACTTTAGATCCATCTTTAAATACATAAGTACCAAATTTTTGAATTTGGTTTTGAATTATTGACTGTGAAGTTGTAAGTTCTCTAGCTTGTACCGGATAACCAGGTTTGTATAAAACTTTATAAAAATCTTTACTCCTATCAAAATCATCATAGTATGGACTTACATTTAAATTTGTTTTTTGTGTCATTTTTCTTAGAATTCAAGGATAATTTTGATGTCCTCTTTTTGTCTGGAGTTTCTTTCAACCAATTCTCTGTTGTCTATGTAAATAATGTCTCCTGTTTTTTTATTTATCTCCGATTCAGCAATGCCCCCCTCAAATGTCACACCTAAATTTATTACTTTATTATTAATGGTTGTTAAAATACCACTAAATCCAGTATCAACTGATTTTGTAAATGATAAATCAGGATCTGTTGTATCAGATATTATTGAATTAGATGAACTTTGGAAAGAAAGTATTTGAGATTGTACAGACACATTTATATTATCAGTTTGATCATTACCATTTACAAAGAATAATGATCTATCTTGAAAATATTTTAACACTTTTGTTTCTTTATCATAAGAAGCAATATAACCTCTAGCCACACCATCAGTAACTGTTTGAGTGATACCAACACCAACTAAGGATTTGTTTATACCAATATCTTCAGATAGTTTTATTGATTTGAGTGAAGAAAATTGATTGGATGTAAATGTAACACTAGATCCTACTTGACTTGGATTTTTTATTATTCCAACTTGTGCAAATTTAGTATCAGTAGGAAAATCTTTCGATGTATCATCAAATCTAGCATAAACTAATACTTTATCAGAACCGAGTTCATCATATATGTTAAACCCATGTCCCTTTGATGGTGGAATAATTGGTATTAATTTAGCAGCGTCTGTTGGAGATAAATTACCACTAGGATTAATTAATGCTGTTCCTAAATCTACAACTCCAAACGTATATCCTGAACCTCCAGATGTAACCTTAGTAGATGATATTTTTCCATTTGAATCGACGACAACCTGAACTTTTCCTCCAGACCCATCACCTAATATCTTCATTTCATATGTTCCTGTTTGATATACCGCCTGACTAGAACTACCAGAATCTTCTACATATACCTTTTTGATTTGATTAAAGTTAACACTAGAGTCTCCAGCTTCTCTTATACTTTGAATTTGAGAATCTGTTGATGTTTCCCAATCATTAGGTAAAATAACATACTCTGTTGAATCAAATTTAATAATATCAGATGGTTGAGTTGTAAAAAGATATTTCCATACATATCCATCACCACTTATTCCTGCAGCTGTTGGTTCTAAATCAGTAAATTTTGGTTCATCCTCTGATATGTTACCTTTAGTATTAGTTCCACTTGATCCATTATCAATACAAATATAAACTCTAAAATCACTATTGATAACAAAATAATTAGTATCAAACAAATTACCTGTATTTCCATTAGGAGCAGGATTTACTATAACTTGATAATCATGTCTATACATGTCATATCTATTATTAGCTACCCAATTATGTCTTTTTACTACCCTTCTAATGTTAGCGCTATTAACTTTTTTACCAAACATCATAGTATCACGATAATGTGATCTATATTGAAGATTATCAATTGGAGAAGGTGTATTAGTATTCCAGTCTGATGTTCTACCGAACCCAACTATACTTGATGAAAAAGGTATAAATCCGGATGGATTAGAGAGTCCTAAAAATACGTAATAAGAATTATCTCCTGTTAATACTGAATTAACAAAATTATTAGCATTTAATATTCTAAACTGATCTGTTACAATTGCTGGCATATTAACTGTTTTTTAGATATTTATACATATTCTTTTAACTTACACCTGGAGTTTTTAATGCACCAGTTTTTCTAAGTGTTTCTTCACCACTATTTCTGATGATTATTGGGAATGTAGTTAACCCTACATCAACAGTTAAACCTGTAACACCAATTGATATAGGACTTGATGATCTTGTTAAATTACTCATCTTTCCAAGAGAGAATTTACCAACTGGAAGATCAGGAGTGCTTATGGTAGTTCCGATGCCGACACTATTTGAATCAATAGTACAAGTTATAATACCAGTTACGGTATTACCTCCTCCAACCACTCCTAACGTTGTTATTCCTGCGATGATATAAACATTATCAACAAAAGATGTACCTATTCCTACAACATTTGTATCAACACCATCAGTTGATGTAACTCCATTACCAACAGTCGTATCATATACGAAAATTGGGTCTCCGATTTGAAGTGGAACCAAACCTTCGGTGTTTATACCTGTAAATTCAATTGATAATTTAGAATTAAATGTTGTAGTTGTAATTCCTGTTATAATCCCTGAGGTAGATAAAATTGATATGTTGCTTCCGGCTATTCTCTCCTCCACGACATCTTGTCTGGGGATTAATACACTTGGTGGATTTGAAGAAGTATATCCTATACCACCACTAACAATTGAAGTTACTGATATGGTTCCACCAGCCCCTATAGTCGCAGTTGCTGTTGCTGTTGGATTTGCAGTTGTTCCGATACCTGTTGTTGGGATACCTATTGATATAGAAGTCGTTGCTCCAATATATCCAGATCCTCCATTTATAATATTTAAAGATGTAATTGTACCTGCTGATGAAACATTTGCACTTAATGATGCTGGAACTGGATCTGGAGCTCCAGAAATTAATCTAAAAGAGAAATTAGGACTAGCATCATCTTCATAATTAAACAAAGAAACATCATCAAAAAATAATTGTTGATCCGTGGTGGATACTTTTCCGATTACTTTAGCTGTTGGGAATATGTATGTTTCAATTAAATTTCTTGTTTTTGGTATTTTAATACCATTAACTTCCAAATCTGTTTTTTGTTTGAATAGATTTACAGGTTTAAATATGTTTTCATTAACTCCTTCTCCATAGTAAATATTAGTTTCTAATTCATCAGAATCTCTAATAGATGTAAATCTTCTTTTTGTTTGTGATATTGTTGTATCATCAGATGGATTTTTTAGTAATTGCAACTCATCACCGACTTCAATAGGAGAAGTTTCTGCATCAACAACAATAGAATCAACACCAGTAGTTCCTTTATAAAAATATATTTGAATATTATCTTGTACTTCAGGAGGATCGATGAATATTATTGATGTTCCACCTTTGAAATTATATGTTGTCGATGGATCTTGTACAACACCATTTCTCATTACTAATAAAACGTTTGCAAGATCAGTTGTATAATTTGTACCTTCTTCTATACTTATTAAACTATTATTATATTTTAATGGAAATCTCACTCTTTCTCCATTCTGTAATTGTTTTATAGAATCAATAAAGTCTAATTCACCAAATTGCCAAAGTGTGAAATCATCTTGAAATACTTTGGTAACTTCTAACTCAAAGTTTTTAACCGGTTGTGCGTAACTAGAATCAGTTACCAAACCAACAACAGTGAATTTATCTCCAATCTTAAATGCATTTCCATTTCCTTTTAATTTGAAATTTTTAACCTCAAATAATGTTGATCCTATACCTACATTGGTAGAAACTGGTCCTACATTTAAAGTAACCTTCAAATTACTTCCAGTTTCAGTTGTAGGACCAATACCTAATCTAGATAAACCTGTTATTGGTAAATTCTCATAACTTGGAGAAGATACAAATATTTTTGGATTCTTATAGTCTGTGCCACCTGCACCAATACTGAAAGATAATGATCCTCCAGCATCAATACTTGAAACACTAATATCTGCACCAGAACCTACATTAGTTCCAACATTAGCACTGAAAATATTATCAGTTACCTTTGTTATTGCGGTTGATATACCACCACCTAATGGATCAGTTGATCTGGGATATGAATGCTCTGTGAAGTAATTATCTTTAGAGCATGTATATGTTAAAGAATAATCATCTATTGTAATTAGATCATTTGTGGACATTCCATGATTATTAACAGTAAATGTAATAATTCCAGATTTAGGATCATAATCTGCAGATGTAGGTGTTAGTTGAGCTGCATCACTGTTTCTATTAATAGCACCAGTGTTTGCAGATATAAATCTATGAATATAACCAGGATCAAAAACTGTGACTCCAATACCACCAATTCCATTATATCCTGATCCAAAAGTAAGATCTCCATAGAATGGTAATATTTCACCTCCACCATTATATAAATGAGAAGTAGATCTTTGACCAATATTTACACCAATTATATTAGTAGCAGCAACAGAAACAACTGGGAAAGTTCCTCCAATCGATAGACCTCCACTAAATGGTACATTTATCAATTGAACTTCATCTTGACTTTGATCACCAAATGCCCAATCAGGATCTGTTTGAGTTGTTATTGTTAAAATACCAGTTGTATTGTTATAAAAAGCTGTGACAATACCCAATGATGCTCCAGTCGTAGCTACTCCAACCACTCCGGTTATAGTTCCATTTGAATCAAATTTTGCTTTTAGATTAGCACCCTTTAATGGAGCAAATCCTAAACCAGGTGTAGATCCTAAAGAGACAATAACCCCTCCTCTGGGAAGTTGATTTTGGTTAACATCCTCATCACTTATTACAATATTATTACTCTCAATCAATCCTGTAAATTTAACTGTTGATACACCAGCTGCAGCATCTTCAACTATTTCAAAATTTCCATCTGCATTATTAAATGTGGTTGGAGTTTGAAATACTCCATTTAATAAAAGTAATCCATTTCCTGTTGTACCCACACCAACAGTATCAGCTGCTCCCACTTTAAGAGTAAAGGATGAATCAATACCAGTGAATTGATCGGATACGTCATCAAAGATAACATTAGTATCATAACTATTTCTTAAATAAACTCTACCTGTAAAGGTTGATCTTGGAAAAGGTAAATTACTTGCAAGGGTTGTTCCTTGAGGATTTCCTCTAGGTGGTTCAGTAAAATGAATTTTTTCTTTAACAATATCAAACGATCCTTTAAAAAGATTTACATTAGTTGGTTGTGAGTGAGTGGTTGCTTTTGATCCCAAAAATCCACGACCCACTTGAACTAATGGGAATGTTCCAATACCAGGTGTTATTGGTCCGGCAAATGTTGTTCCAATACCAACATTAGTGACCTCCATAAATTCATCATTTATTTTTAATATATCTGTAACTTGAATAGAAGAAATACCACTCAAACTAAATATTGAACTTGAAGCACTCAAAGGTTGATTATTATTTTCTAAAATATGTACAATATTTGTTGGAGTTATTGGACTTTGAGTAATTCCATCAATGGTTATGATAGTTTTTTCTTTGTTTTTAGACATAGAGAAACTATGAGCATTTCCTTCACCAAGATCAGTAAATGTGACAGCTGTTCCAGATCTTGTAGTTGATATAGAAAAAGTATTTTCACTATCGGTTATACAAAATACATTTTTTGGTAGATATGTAGAAACACCTGCATTTTTATAGGTTATTGATGTCGATCCAACTCCAACTATTGTAGATCCAAATTCATAAATTAATTCTTCATTATTTCTGAAGAAATGATTTTCTATTGTGAATAATCCCGTAGCTGGATTTAAAATACTGTTGTTTGTTGGATTAAATGTTTTACTGAATATTGGAATACCATTTGATTTTAATTCAAAATCTGTTTTATTAATTCTATCCCCATTAATACCATTGTAAAATAATACATCTATTGACTCAACAATTTCTCCATAATTTAAACCTAATGGTGTATTATCAGTATCAAAAGAAGAATAGAAACATTTATTAAAAGCATTGACTGTGCAAATACCAGTTAAGTCATCGGGATGAAATTTAACAACTAAATTTCCTGATTCAAATTGACCACTAAATGTTCCTAATCCAACACCATCATCATAAATTGAAGTGCCACTGACAGATAAAAATTGTGCTGGTTGAACATATACACTTGTGTTATCATGAATAATACTTATTTGATGTAAAGCTTTTGACGATCCTACACTAACTTCTACTATTGATTTAACACTATCAAATAGATTAGAACTTAATCCAACAAACGATGTTGTTCCAACACCACTTTTTGCAATTCCTTGAAGTAAAACACTTCGTTCTTGTCCATCAGATTGATCAGTTGATTTAAATCTATATTCACCATCTCCTAAACCTGTTGTGCCAATACCAATTATTTTTGATTTAAGAGTGACACTTGTAGAAATATTGTTTTCAAATTTAAGTTGGAAATTTCCTCCAGAGAGATCTCCACTAAAAATTCCTATTCTTTCTTTAGTTGTTAAATTAGTATCCGAATAAAATTCTGCTAAGTAAGTATTAGTTCCATCATGAGTTACATATGTCTCAACAAAATTAATATTATCAGTATCAGGATCAATTATTTGTGTATTTGCAAAGTATGATTGGAACTTAGATGATGAAAGAGAAACAATATTTGCTGATGATGAGGGAGATACATAAAGATTTGAGGATATTAATTCAATAACATTTAAAGATATACTTCCAATGCCAGAGGTTGCATTCCTATTTGTGTTAAATATATTTTTTAAAATTTTAACATTATAATCAGTTGTGAATGGATCTTTTGGTATAAATCTTAATACACTTTCTTCAATATCGTTTGTTTGAATAGAAAATGATCCGTAATTGTTTTCTTTATAATTAGTAAAACCTATTCCTGAATTATTTAATTCAGATTTAACTAAAAGAATATTATTATCCGATACTAGATTAGAGCTCGTTGTATTTAAAATAATCAAATCAGATAATTGTATTTCATTTTTATTATTTGATTCAATTTTTACAAGTAAATTGGTAAATGATTGACCATTGTTTAAATTTAATAGGTTTAAAAAATCATCAGGATCACCATCATCTTTTGAAAATTCACTTCTTATATTATCAATACTTAAAACATTGTTTGTATTACATTCTACATAATCAACTAATCTTGTTTTGTCTAATTGAATAAACTTCGATTTAGATTCAAATGAATCTTTATCCACACCCAAATCAATATTTTTTATAATATCCACTCTTTCATTTTCAATTAAATCAATGGTAATTGATGTAACAGCTGATGATCCGATACCCACACTTGAAGATGATATTACTTCTGTATCTGCAAAATTCTTAAGACCTGCAGTATGTAACAAATTATTCACAGGTGTTTCTAATTTAGACCATGTTATAGGACTTTTAATAGAATAAGATAAATTTTGATAATAATCATTATCAGGAGTAACTTGACTATCAACACTTAATTTGCCTATTTCATCATCCCAACCAATATTTTTTCTGTTAGAAAATCCAACACTAAATATACCTTTATTTTCTGTTATTTCTCTTATTTCGGCTGTAGACTGACTTGTTTCACCTTTTAATAGATCACCAATTTTTAAAGTAAAACTTCCAGACACTTTTAAATTATTTTCATTAAATCCACTAACTTTTAAATCACTAGGGAAATTATTAACAATAATTTTTTCACCTATTTCAAAAGTTGATTTAATTAACGTAGATTCAAATACTGGATAATCTGATTCATTTATCATGGTTGCAAAATTATTTTGCTCAGTTTTGGCTAAACCTACATTAGTGCTCACTCCAGTTGATCCTGTTGTTGTCAAACCTGACACAGATATTTTTACTTTTCTAGGATTAAGGGCAGTATTATATTCACTTACTCTGAAAAATGTATACTTATAATCTGATGAATTAAATCCTGTTCCATCTTCACTATATTTTTGTATTCCCTCTATGAATACATTATCACCGACTTTAAATGGTTCAACAGGAAATCCGTTAGTTGGAGTTGAAAGAACACAAGTAAATGCAGTTCCAGAATTTGATTCAACTGAGCTTATTGTAATACCATTTGTATTATTAACAGATTTTAATAATATATCATTATCAGGTAATCCTGATGGGTTTTCAATAACATCAACTCTTATAATTGAATTTGACAACAGGATAGGATTCAAAAATCCACTATTGATTTCAATACCAGTATCTGAATTAACAATAATAACTTTTGGAGTATCAATGAAATTAGATCCACCAGAGGTGATTGAAACAATTCCAATTGTATTTGCATTTTTTGTTTTTAAAATTGGAGAAATTGCTGCATCAGGATTTAATGTTTTATCTGTTGAGTATTCATACGAGTCACTTACAACTCTTACTTTTTTAATTTTACCTATAGTATCAGATTCAAAATTAATTATAGCGTCAGATGCAATACTTGATGAAGATCCAACAAATGAAGGGAATTTTTTATAATTAGATCCTCCTGAAAGTATTTCAATAGTGTCGATACCACCATCGTCATTTACAGATGTAGTATCATATTCCATTAAACTTACATCAACATTTTCATATGATAATCTTTCAGGTTCATTTTTAAGAAAAATATCAAAAGTTGTTGATCCGATTGAAGAAATTTTATAATCATTATTATAATTACTATCAATATAATTGATAGTTGAATAATTTGTTACTTCCTTATCAGCGGTGCTAATAAATCCAGATTTAGAAATATTATAATATAACTTTGATGGTAATGATGATCCATAACTAACTGTTAAAGATGATCCCACATTTACCACATTGAATGTAGTTGTTGATCCAATTGAGGTAAACTTATTGATAAAATTATTATCATAAAAGATTTGCAATTGATAACCACTCAATGAAGAGTCTGATAAATCAAAAACAATATTATTATTTTTAGAAATATTAATTTGAGGATTAATTTTTGATAAAGACTGAGTTAATCCACCAGTAGAACCAATGCCTATAATTTTTGGTGGAAAAATAAGTGATTCTATTTTTGTTTCACTAAGATTGATATTATTATTATCTACTTTATATACAAAGTAATCTTTATTTAACAATCCTAAAGGTAATGTATCAGATGAATATTTTACTTTATCACCTGTTTCAAATTTATGAGATGTAATATTAATAGTATTAGAAGTTGTATTAATGCCTGTTGAATTAAACCCTACAGTATCAACTAAAAGATGACCTGTTTCAATATCTCTTGTTAATTTAACAGAAGCTGAAGTTCCAACACCAACGTTTAAACTTGGATTTATTTTTAATGAAATAATATCATCAACTTTTAAAGTATGAGAAGTTGATAAAGTTACTGTAGATTTTGTTTTTAGAATATCGCATGTTATTTGTCTGAAACCACTTTCAAATAGATATTCATCTTTATTGTTTGCACCTGCACTATCTCTAAAGAATAATTCATTAAATGAATTTCCTAATCCTGTTTTCAAACCAATTAAGTCTTTTCCAGAGTCAACTACAAACAGATTTGATGTAGGTAAATTAAAAGTTGAAGATGTAGGAGTTGTCGAAACGGATATATTTCCCCCTGTTGGATCTTTTGTGAATGTTATTTGTTGATTGTTCGAAAAAGGATGATTTTGTAAAAGTATTCTTTGTGTAGGAATACTACGATCTATTGTCCTACCTGCAAATCTAAAAGTTGTTGAATGTTCAAGACCAGCGGTAGTTCCTATACCAATTGATTCAGCTGGATTAAAGAAAATTTTATCATTTACTTTAGAATCAAAAGATGGTACGGACTTTTTAAGTTTTATTTCTGTAGGTTGAAAAACAATCGATGACGATTCACTATGAGAGATGCCTGTAAGACCTCTCTTAACACGAAGAACATTCAAATCATTAAATACATTCAACACCTTCATAGTCTCAATACCGACTGTTATAGTAGCACCTGAGGAGACATTACTTGGTATGTTAGATACAAAAATCTCAGTGGATACACCTGCTGTGCCTGATGTTATAGTTGCAAGACTTGAAGATGTAAAAGTTTTGACACCAACAATAGTGAATCCGTCAATTTTAAAAGATGATGTTGTTACTCCTGATATACTAACAAAATCTTTATCAATAAATTTATGAGATTCATTCGTGGTAATTGTGATTTCATCCTGAGACCATGTTAATACTGAATTTTCATTTTTTTCAACTATAGTATTGATTTCCGATATTTCTTTTCCTTTTATTTTTACAATCTTAGATATCAATCCATCTCCATTGGTATCTGAATTATCAAAATTTAATGTGTCATTTACTTTATATTTTTTACCAGCATTTGCAACATTTATTTTACTAATTGAACCTTGCTCAACACTCTCTATTACACTTTTTTGTCTAGTAATTTCATTTGTTTCAATAAGAAAATCATTATCAGCAAATTGATCAAATACTTTATAAGGAAAAGTGTTGCGTCTTAAATCAGAATCATTAAAATTGAAAGATTGATTCAAATCAGATACGTTATCCTTAATTAAATTGGATCTAAATTGATCTCCAATAAAATATGGGTAAGATGAGTCTCCTACACTGTTAATTAATGCATGGTAAGCATAAACTCCATCAGGAAAATCACTATTTTTTTCAAATCTACCATTATATTGATCTAAGTCTCCGGAATTGTTAAATTTGTAATCATCTGCAAAAAATCCTTCAGGAAAAAGTGTGATGGATGGTCTATTATTGTAAGATGTGTCTAAAATATAACTTGATTGTAATAATATAACATCTGTACCTGAACCTTCAGGGTCTTTTAATCCATAAGGTCCATAAATTGGATTTCCATCATAAGCCCAACCAATGATATTTGATGACGTATCTCCTCCATCTCTAAAGGGTTGAGTGCTATATCCACATACGGAATATTTTAAAGTACCATCAATTTCAGTTAACAATTCGTTTTTACTATATGTTTCATTTAATGTTAGATCTCTAACATCACAATCAAATACTTGATTCTTTCCAGATGATGTTACAACTATATTAGAAGATGTTGAATATCCAATTCCCGCTTGGGTTACTACAACATCAACAATTTTTTGATTAGAAACAACTGCTCTAATTTCTCCTCCTCTACCAGATCCTGTTTCATCAACTATTGATAATTTTGGAGTAGAAAAATATTCAAATCCACCAAACTCTATACTTACTGAATTTATTTTCCCATTAAGTATATTTGGAGTTAAAATTGCAGAATTTCCATTTTTAACTTTAAAATTAGGTTTTTTATGTAAATTTAATATTGTAGATCCATATCCAGTTCCAGATTCATACATATCCAAACTAATGATACTACCATTAACCATAGGGGTTAATTCAATTGATGTTGTTCCCACACCAACTGACACAATGTCAACAAAACATTGTATTTTTGGATAAGTAAATTGTTGATATCCGGTTCCAGTTGATGATATCTCTACAATATTTTTATTTTGATAATTACTAAAAATGGTTCCAGCTATACCTGCATCACACAACCTAAATGAATCATTATCATCTTTCAATACATAATAATCATTAGTGGTTGTTAACCCTGTTATTAATTGAGGGAGTGTTGATCCTAAACCAACAACACTAGTGTATTGAACTATGTCTCCATCATTAAATCTGTGATTAACAAAATTAATTTTATTATATTGAGTAGAAATTCCAGTTGGTTTGACTAAAAGTGTTTTATTTTTATAATTTTTTCCTTCATTTAATACTTCAACAGTATTTAAAGTGTTTTTTGAGTTTTTGGTTCTAAATTTTTGTAATCCTGACCCACCATTTTTAAAATTTACTTGATTTGTATTGTTTTCTAAATCACTTTTCGTATTGAATAATTGTATAGAAAGATTATTAATATTTTTAACAAAATAATTTGATCCATTTATTAATGAAGTTGTTGAAGTTGATACTTGAGTTCCTAAATTTGAATCGTACGTTATTTCCTCACCACTTAAAAATCCATGATTTTCTAAAAATATAATTGAATTAGTAGACGTATTGATACCACCACCATTTGTTAAATTTCTAGAATCAAAAACAACCTCTCTAAATCTTTCAGTCAATATTGGTTTTAATACACAACCTACACCATTTCCTCCTGTAACTCCAATTGATACGACTTCTTCTACATCAAAATTTTGAGGATCAACAAATATTTTTTTTATAGATCCACTTAAACTAGGTTTTACTAAAGCTGTAGTTCCTATTCCAGTAGAAATGACTACTTCTGGTGGATTAATAATATCAAATTCACTTCCTCCGTTTAAAACTTTTGTAGATTTTAGAGGTCCAAAGTAAATTTTATCTAAAGATTTATAATTTGATATTTCAACACCATTTATTAATAAACCCAATCCACCTGGATTTGTAGTCTCTCCAATTCCATTTTTTATGTTTGGTTGTAATGGAAATTTTTTAAGTAGTTTTTGAGGAGATATAGTTTCTGACTTATGTTTTTCTAAAATAAAAACATGAGTGCTAATTCCTGTGGGTGCAGTAAATGATAGGAATGAATTACTAGGAATGCTAGTTCTTGAATTAAATAATCTTAACTTTTTATTATTATCAGTAGGATTAAAGGAGACATAATATGATCCTGTGTCAAGTCCTACTAAAGGTTCTCCGGTGGGTTGATAAAAAACTTTAGATCCAGTTAAAAATTCAACTGGTTCATTAAATATTATTGAAGTAAACTTTTCATCCGAATTTAAATCTGAAAGCTCTCCTGAAGTGTTTATTCCTAAATTTAAAGTACTTTTTAATACTTTAGTTGTAATTTGATCTGTAAACTTAAAGTCTTTTTGAATTAAATCAAAATTGTATGAGGGTAAAGAATTCGAAGCTACATAAGCAAATTCATCAGCATTATCCACATACAAATTCTGAATATCAGATATGACCTGTTGATTACCAAATTCTATTTGTGGAGATGTATTTGATGATGATGCTTTATTAATTTTTCTTCTTAATTTATATTTTTCATTATCATCTCTTGAGAAATTAAAATTTGCTAAACTTAATGAATTTCTTGTAACAATTTCATCTATATATGGAGTATTATTACCTAATTCAACAATTGGGTACACTACTTCATTCGTGCCTGATTTCAACAATTCAAATTTATCACCTACTTTAAGACTAGATCTATCCACATCAGAATTTAATGTTATAGATGAATTACTTAAAAACTCATCTATTTCATAAGTGGAGCTTGTATTGTATATCCATGAATTTGCAAAAGTCTCTTTATATGATTTATTACTTGATGGATTGATAATTTTAGTTCCAACATTTCGTACAAAAATAGAATCATTTTCTTCAACTTCAAAATCAACAATAGTTTCAAAATCTTTTAAAACACCAGTAAAATTGAGTTCAACTTTTTTTGAAAGATCTCCATCCTCATAACCATAATAATTTGTACTCGATTTAATAGAATCGGTATTGTTTATTGATGAACTAATACCTGTACAATTTAAAAATTGATTAATTGTTTTATCTTCGTAAGTAAATGTGGTTAATCCTGATGTCAAAGATCCTGTAGTCCCAAATCCTATTGTAGAATCAACATTAATTACTGATGCACCAATTGATACGTTCTCTAAACATTTTGTGGAGGGTATTAATTTAAAATCTTCAGAGATCTCTGATTCATTGTCATATCCAACAAAAAGATTAAATTTAAAATATTGTTTATTATTTCTTGTAAAAGGTTCAACTTCAGAAATTGCGGTATTAATATTTGTATTACCTAAATCACTCTTAAATAATGCCTGTCCCTTTAATTTTAAAGGATCTCCACTTATAGCTTCAGCTATGGCAACATCAGATCTAATATATCTTGCTGTTGATGGTTTTATTAAATTATTTTCTAAATTTATTATAGTTGGACTTATATTATATAAAACATTAAACAATATTCTAAAAGACTCATCTGTACCTTTTGTTTGATAAAATGTTCTTGCATTTTTAAGAAAATTACCTACATTCAAACTTTCTGTGAAATCAGTTTTTTCTAAACCAGGTGTAAATGTAGATTTAATTTTTTGGTAAAATTCTTTCAGAAATAAAACACTTAAATTTTGAATTGTGGACGATGATTCATGCTCTGCTGCAGATGAGGAACTGAATACTAAGTCTTCTTTATTTGTGTCCGAATGATAGCTAGTAATACCGCTAAAACCACGTTTGCAACCTGTAAAAGTATTAGTTGTAATTCCAGTATAAGTTATTATCTCATCATCAATCTTTAATAACCCATATTGATTTGGGAATCCTTTTGTGCTTACAACATTAATTATCTTAGCACCAATAGTAGTGATACCACTTGAAGTAGTGGAATTTTGGATTACATTAGGTGTTAAATTATCTAAATTTATATACTGATCTAAATTTTCAGATATATCAATTGGCGCACCTTGATACTCTTGAGATATGTAATACTGATTTAAAAAATCAACTGTATAAGGACTCTCATCCAAAATAAATTTTGGAAGTTGATTTGCTAAAACATCTTGTATTTTTATTCGAGTATCGATTCCAGTTCCTATCATATTATGCTCGTTTTAAAGATCCATTCGAGTAACTTGATGTGTAGAAATCTCTGGTGAATTGAACACCTGATATTTCATCTCCAGATGATATTACATCTCTAACCATATTTATTGTACTATCTGCAACACTAAATGAGATGTACAAGTCTTTTAATCCCACTACATCATTAGATTCAGGGAAAGCTTGTATCTCAATAATATTATTTGGTTTAACTGTTGATGTAATATTTACTGTGGTGAGAATTACTTCTCCTTTAATATAATCAACAATACCAGCATCAGGTTTTACGACGGTGAATACACTTGTGTTACCCGACACATTTTCTTTAACTATTGATAGAACACCTGTTTGTAAATCTGAGTTTGGTACATCTGTAAGGTATACGATTGATGATTCTCCTCTTATATTAAAACCAGTTGACTTTATATTAAATCCAGAAGAATTTACATGGAATTGATTACCAAAACACAGTTCGTATTGTGCAAATTGATTTAAAGAAGCTTGCAAATCTCTTCTCATTATAACCTTAGTAATATTAGATGTAATTGCATCGTCAGTTTTATCAATCACTTGTAAAACTTTACTATATTTAAATCGTCCACCAAATTGATTTAACTGTACAGAGTTTGCATATGCATTTAAAGAATTAATCACAGATGTTTTTAAAGTAGATGATGATGAGACTAACGAATTATTATAATAAACCGAAGAAGCAATTTCAACATATAATATTTTTAAATCAACTATCTTTTGATTAATTCCTGAAACAGAATATTTTTTTAACTCAGATAAAATTAAGTTTTTTGAAAAATCAGAAATAAAACTACCATTTTTTGGTTTAATACTAATATTAACTGTTCCAAATTCTGGAGGATCAAGTTCTTCGCCACCTATCACTGATACAGACTCTGTATTTGGAAAAACTTTTTTGATTATAGTTTCATAATCTCTTGATGTTACAGCTCGATTTTGAGATGAATAAGTAAATGGTGAATAATATTTAATTGAGCTCAAAGATTCAATTTCTGTACCATTAATTGAAGATTGATTAGTTGTAACCGAAACAGTTGATATTGGTGTAATAACTCCACCATTTTGATTAGTTAAAGTGCCTGAAAAAGTAAAGTTTTCAACTCCGTTTCCATCATCACCATCAGTGGTAATATATTGAACTGTAATTATATCACCATCATCATTAAGTTCTGTTCCTAATTTTTTACCAAAAATACCGTCACCAAAAATTAACTCATATCTTTCATCCTGTATTTCCCGAATAAAGAATACTCTAGAATTAGAATCAATATTATTAATATCATTTACAAGTGAATATTTAACTCCAACTCCATTATCTCCTTCTTTTTTCACAGATACACGTATTGATGAAGTATCAATGCTTTGGTTGTCAAGTATAAATCTTTGATCTAAAGAGTTATCAAATTGAAATATTTTGACTAGATATATGCCTTGATATATGTTTATATCACTGAATGATGCAGTATTATCCTTAACAGATGAAGTGATTGTATCAACAGTTGAAAATGTAAAGTTAGTATCGTTTAAATCTCCTGTACACACTAGACCTGGCTGTAATGATGCAGACGTTACACCATCTGGGACGTTTACATTAAAACTGATCTGAGCTAGTGCTGAAGTTCTTGATCTTGGTATATACCCTATATTACTCGCAAGTGATACTACATTTTCTCTTAAAGTTGCAGAATCTAAAAAAGATTCATTAACAACCATATTTGAGTTAAAAGCAGTTATATAAGTATTGTATGCGAGAGTGTCAATCAACACAGAAAAGTTTGAACCATCAAAATCAAATCCATCAAAATCGGAATTTGATCTTAAATAGTCTTTTATTGATGTCTTTATCTGATCGTAATCAAGATTAGCGTAATTGTTGAAAGGCATATTACCTTGTTGCCTCTAATATGAATGAATATTCCTGAGTTGGAAAGTCTTGGCCAACAATATCAAAAATTACAGTAACTTCAAATTCGTTGGTATCTGGTCTAGGATCAACTTCAATTTTTACATTATCTACTCTATCTTCAAAATTACTTATAGAAGTCTTAATTTGATCTTCAATCACCGATGCTGTACCAGCATCAACAAAGTCAAACAAACTTTTATATATGTCTGAACCAAATAACGGATTAAAAAATTTTTCAGTTGGTATTGTTTGCACTATGTTTCGCACAGATCTACGCACTGCGTTCTCATTTTTTAAAATTGGTAGATCTTTAGTCACAGGATGTGGCTCAAAAGACAAACTAATGTCCTTATATGATCTAAATATCCTCGTTACAGGCATTTAACATAGCATTTTTTATTATTTATACCACTTTTTCTACCTTTGTATCAGTCGTAATTTATATTTTTCAGATTTTAGGCACTCGATTACATACTCAGATCCAATTTTAGGGTTATTTTCACCACAAGTGAAGAAATCTGCTGTTAAACACCCGATTTCAGGCCAAGTATGACAAGAAACATGACTTTCGGAAAGTGCAAAGAGTAATGTAACACCACAAGGACTAAATTTATGCGTATATTCGTTTAAAATATTCATATTTGAGATTAAAATTGCTTTTGTGAACACTTTACGAAGAAAATTGGGACTATTTAAGTCATTAAATGTCCCATCATATATGTCTAAAAGTAAATGATCACCTAATGCAAAGTCTTTCATCCCAATTCTGGTGCATCATCGACTTTTGCAGTATTTCCTGCCCCAATTGCAGTATCAATTTCGTTTTCTTGCCTTTCTTTTGATGTTTTCCAAAAATAATTGTCCTCTGAGCCTAATCCGTCACGATCATGACCATTTTCCACCTGATAGTACACGGTTGATACCTTAAAATCGGGAATCTTAGGTGTCTCAGGAGTGATACTGTTGTCATAGATCCTCATTCTGTTGTTCGGATAGAGGCAAAATTGACCATTATCAAGTTCTAGTAGGTTATGAGACTTATGTTCGGCAGGTTGTTCACTTGTTGAGTAGTCAATGGCATCAACATCCGAATGATAGTTGTCAAGAGTACATATGTACGTGCCCGTCTGGTTGCCATAGTCTCTTGTATAGACTTCATAGTGCATCGAACCGATAAACTGCTTCTGAACAGCAATAACCCCATAGTCCATACAGTTCCAGAACTGTAGATTATGAAGAGTCATATCAGGATCAGGTATTTCTGGGGACGAGAGAAACGCAGAAATTGGTAACTTATCAAACATTGCAGCATACTCAGGTAGATAAGTTTCAAAATAAAAGGCACGACCAGGTATACTCTTAGCTGATACCCATACACCTTTAACAAATTCACCATGACCACTCTTGTGGTCGGTTAAGTATTCTTTTCTTACCCATACCTCATAGGAGGGTAAATTCGTAATTAGAGTAGACATTATTTGTGATGAAAAACTTCAACATAAGATTGACATTTCGGACATGTAAAATTGGAGAAGAAATCATATTCTGACTCTTCTCCATCATTTATATCTTCCATAGAGTGATCGGCACCCCAAATTAATTCGGTTCCACAGTGCCAACAGTTCATTTTCCCTGCCCTCTGTATCTTTTACGAGCCGAGTTACGGGAGGTTGCCGAGTATTTTGAGTGTTTCCCCTTTCCTTGTCGAGATTTCTTCGGTCTGGAGTCAACTCCTCCACTTGTAAATCCCAGAGATTTCATTGCCATAATTAATCGTCGTTAATAATTTCTGTAGTAATTGCTGTTCCGTTAGGAATGTCACCTTCATAAAAATCTTCTGCAACAGTCTGTATCTTATCAAGATACTCATCCTGTGTCAGTCTATCATGAAGGACTTTTGTGCCGATGCGAATTCTAAATAACTCTTGTTTTTTCATGCCCTACACGAATACGAGGATCACACCAGATATCAAATCCTGCTTCTTTGGCATCTAAACAGAAGCTTACATCTTCTCCACACATATCCTGTACTTCACCTGATTCAAATACCTGCATCTTTGGTGCAAACCATGGATAAGGTAAATCTTCATGTTCAAATACACCGTTCTTAATCAGTAACCATCCGAAACCTGTATAGTCTACGGTGAACGGCTTCTTACGTTTTGATATACTTTCGATAGTCTCGTGATTCATCACACCACCATTGCTACGAAAATCATCTTCTTCTAACCAGTGTGCTACCGATGTAGTTCTACCATCTTCGGTACAATACCATCCTGCAACAATTTCTTTTTCTTTTTCTGGATCAACTGTTAAATTATATCCAACTGTTTGTTCTACCTCTTCACCTTTATCATCTTTAATCTTCTGTGTAACAGGTTCTTTTGTAATTGCTTCCTCTGGAATTGCATCAAGAACAAGTTGCCAGAACTTCTCTGAGTTAAAAACAATATCAGAGTCAATCCAAAGCTGATAGTCATACTTTAACTTACCATCCCATGGAATTTGATTTGGTCCTCGAAGAACGTTAGCACCAAGACACTTACAACGGGCAAAATTAACCATTGATGAATAGTCTTGTGATATTTGTATACTTGCTCCTGCCTGTACAAGATCAAAACATAGTTGTACAAAATTCTTTAAAAACGTATATGAAACTCCTCTGCCTGGTAGACAAAATACAATTGCCTTTCCTTTCATTAATTGTTTTGCTAAATCATAATCCCACTCTGGTTTGGTTGATTTCTTGGTGGGTGTTTTTGCTTTAACGGTAAATCCTTTAGCCATAATCTCTAATAGTTACATTCATATCATACCATTTATATAGCAGGTTGTCAATCATCTTTTATGGTTAAACTTATGAAATCACCATCGATATTCCATTTCAAATCCATATCTTCATACCAGTCGAATTCATTTATAATCTCTTCGGGAATTGTAATGTGATACTTATCTGTTACTGGATCGATCTCTATGGTCGAAAAAATATGGCCGAAATTTTTTTTCATCTAAATGAACCTTGCATATGATTTTATATAGCAAAAAATTTTTCTATATGGATGAAATATAAATGTGCCTTTCGTAACACTTTGTAGGTTAGGTTCCCATGCAGTTTTTATATAAGGGGGGCATCAACGCCCCCAACTGCTGTATTCACGAACGAATGACTTATGCCACCTCTCTCACATATCCGTTCTCTGACTTGATAAACGCATTAAGCATTGGCACGTTTAACTCTGGGTCGTCAAAGTCAATCTTTGCACACCCATCGACGCCCCACTCTGCCAACTCAATTACAAACTCTGCCCAGTCTGCACATATGCATGCCATGTTCTGAAAGTTGTCAACCTGAACGATTCTGTTCATTACTGTCTGAGTTTTGGTCATTTAGGGAAATTGTTTGTTTATACTATTATTATAATACCCCACCCATACGAATGGGGTAACGAATGGACAGTTGTTAAACCGTCACACTAGGTACATGCTGAGAGGTTTGGAAAATACTACCATGCGATCATAAAAATCAATCGTTGCATCGGTGCGGTTGTCATTTAAGAACCACTGCCAGTTCTTTTGAAATACGGATACACCGAAAGCAACCTCATCTAAAAACGCATTGAGTCTGGATTTTGTGGTGACTGTCTCCCATCCGCATGAACTGATCCATGCTTTACCTTTGCTGTGGTCATAGTCTGCAATGCGATGCCCGTGTAAGTAAACGGAACTCATGTTCTCTGCTTTGTCATAACGAACCATTGTATTTGCTTTTGTGAAATTCTGCTTGTAACGGATTGCTGAATTCATTTGCTGTTCAATTTTACGCATGTTGGGAAGAGGGGGTGAATTGCTTATGTACTTATTATAACCGATAAGTAGACGGTGTGTAGTGGGT